ATATGTCTTCTAGGAAAATATTATCCAGTTTTACATAATAATTGCGTATATCATTTTGCTTAGGCATGTGAATCGCATCTACTTGCATTTTCTTGCCAGTAGATGAGATGTTTTATCTATCAAATTTATCCGATGGCTGTTATTTGTAATGTAGTCTTTATAGGTGTAATCGTAGTGGGCTGTTTTACAAAGCGTCTATAACTTAGACCCATAATCATGCCTGGAATTGCACCATTTATTTTGATCCATGATCTAAAGCCGTGTTTCTCATACATCTTAATGGCGCCAACATTAATTTGGTCCACTAAAAGCCAACAAGTAAATTGTTTCGTTTGTTGAAAAATAGCATTTATGGATTCCTTTAATAATCTGGATCCTAAACCCCGTCCCTGTGAATCAGGCGCAATGCCTAAAAATGCCAATTCATAACAATTTGGTATCATTGTCATAAATGGATGATATACATTTGTCATTGTTTTACAGACTAATGTAAAACCAATAATTTGGTTGTTCTCTACTGCTATAAAGGATAGCTCGTAGTCGCATAAATATAGGGCTTTCTGGAGAAGGGGAATTTCATCCTCTTCTCGGAAGATTTTGCCTGCCAATTTAAATAAATTGTCTTTGTCTTTTTCGCACACGTGTCGTATCGTAACCATGATTTCATTAGCATAGAGAGTAGTTCATATATTTATTGGTAAGATTATTTCCGGTTTCATGGCGAATGTTTATCTAAATTAACTTCTCCCAGATTCGTAGGATGATGCATCATACATTATTAATCATCGGTGTATTTTTGATTGCAATCTATATGGTTTATACTTATTTTCCAACAAAAGAGGCCTTTAGCGGTCCAGATGAATACAAGAATTCAGATAAGTATAAGAAACAAGTACAATTGCTAACCGATATGTACAGTGGAACGGCATCCGCACGGCGCCCCGTAAGTGAGCTTCTTGCAAAAAACATCATGCCTGATGCCGAACAAAATTTTGTTAATTTCTACGCACTCGGTTGCCGTTTTACAGGATACATTGGTCCAATGAAGAATGGTTTTTTTGATCCTAATATTGCCGTTCAAGCCGCTGTAAATTCTGGGTGTCGTGTGTTTATCCTTGAAATTGACTACATTGATAAATGTCATAGCGGAGGAATTGCTCATTATCCTCGGCTAGTTGTCCGTGACATACAAGGTAAATTAATTACGGATCCCAGCGGAGAAACACATAAATGCAATACGGCAGATCATAGCAATATCAAAGATGTATGTTCTGCGATTAATAATTACGCATTTGCATCGTCCTGTCAAAATGCATCCGATCCCGTTGTTATTGTACTCTACTTTTTAAGAAAACCGCTAGGCGCATTTAACTCCACTGCGGTGCTAGATTATTATTCAGCAGTTGCAAAATCATTGGTACCCTTTCAAGACAGACTTCTTAAAAATGAAATAGCGGGTGGCATGTTTAATCGTCAAAAGCAAGAAGGACAACTTCTCATTAATAACATTACAAATTATAATGGTAAAGTTCTCATTTTTAGTAATGCAAACACTAGCGGATTTCGTGGTTCTGCCTATGCGACCACAGAAGATTTGGATTATTTTGTTAATATGCGACTTTCCTATCGTCAAACACAACTCGGTATCACTGAAAATAATTCAGGATCTACCTTTGGAACACTAGAAACAGCAGAAGACTTCTTAATTATACCAAGTGATCGCATAAGCGAAATGGTGGAACAAACTAAAATGAGCTGGACGGCATGTTTCTCCAAAGATCCCTCGCAAATTGTCTCCCAGGGTAATTATCACACTATTCTTTCTAACTATGGTGTAAATTGTATTCCTATCCAACTATTTGATGCGAACAATCAATATGTATTTACGGATACGACATTTACAGATGATACATCTAAAGAAACATATAGCTTTAAAAAATACAGTTTTATTCCAAAACCTGAAGCGCTACGATATGTTAAACCTCCTGTAGTAATTCCTGCACAGCCTAACACAGTGCTAGTGGATGCAAAGGGTGGTCATTTACGGTCTCCTATATAATCCTATTTAGAATATATTCTGCCATTCCTTCCAATGTAAAATAATGCCTTAGCTGTTTTATATTTTCAACCATACTTCTATATTTCTCGTCAGAGATAGATTGAAGGATGTCATATAATTTCTTTATGTCTTTTTTATGAATGGATACTGCAAAGGTTGAATAATCTAGAATTTCCTTATATGGTAACCATTCTACATCATCCCATACATACACTGGAATGGTATCCAGCTGCATCGCTTCAAAAAACCGAAAAGAACTACGTCCATATCCCCTCGGTGCCAAACAAAATTTAGATGCCAACGTTCTCTCCACAAATAATTCCGCATCTTTTTCTGGAATACTCGGTGTCCATGTATCTTTTGTATACCAATAAATGTCTTTTTTCATGGAAAGACAATTAACAAGCTCCTTTCTAATGGGATGAGTATAACTTCCAATAAAGGATAGAAAGATTGATTTAGAACGATCTTTAGAAATTTCATTTAAATAATTTGAGGTATCTTCATAAATTAACGGCAACGGAATGGTTCCAGTACATGATCCAAATATAATTATATCTTTTGGCAACTGGAGCTGAGGTCCATCGTCATGCTGCACAATTGTAAAATATTTTGAAGTAGGCGGCATTTTCTTTAGAGCTGCATCCAATAAGATTTGATATTTCTCTTTCATTTGTTGAAATGCTGGATGATTTTGCATATTTGTCCAAAACACAGGAATGTATATTAGTGATGTCTGAATACTATCTTGTTTGGATACCAAATAGTCATACATATATTCTTCCATATATCGCCCTTTCTTAAAAGGCGGATATACGTGAGATGTACTTGGACGAAATTGTTTACCCAAATCAAGGATAGGTAACGGCATATTAATTGGATAAATCTTTTTGTCTTTAGACCTTAGTGTTTTATTTATAGAAATACTGCGAGTTACTAATAGGTATGGAATCTGAATTGGAGGATATCCGAACTCCATCCATTTCGCTAGATAAAGAAATATTTCAAAAACAACTCGCTATCATCAAAAACGCTTCCGAACAGGCACAAGCCAAAATAGATTACTATTCTGCCCACGATGATCATATTATGCATGCCATTGAAATCGTAGAAGAATTTTTAAGGAAACGTCATCGTATTTGCTATGGCGGTCAAGCAATTAATGCCCATTTGCCTCAAAAATATAAATTTTATGATCCCGAATATTCCATTCCTGATTATGATTTTTTTACACCCTCTCAAACGGCGGATATTGAACTCATTGTCAACGATCTTAAAAAAGCAGGATTTAATGAAATCTCCGCACGTGAAGGAATGCATGAAGGAACCGTTAAAATCTATGTAGAATACATTCCTGTCGCAGATATTACAGAAATAGATCCTAAATTGTATAAGATTCTGTCCAAACGAGAATATCGTATGAATGGTATCTCCTATCTGGATGCCAATTCACTTCGCATGCTGATGTACTTGGAATTAAGTCGCCCTCGTGGTGAAGTAGAACGATGGAAAAAAGTATATGAACGTTTGCTACTTTTTAATGAATTTGCCATGGGAAAATCTTGCAACAAACGTGGAAAGGGACTATTACACGGCAGTCTTTCAAATAGTCAAGTACAATTTGTTCTGGATTTTATTATTCACAACAAACGTGTCTTTGCGGGTGCAGATTTAGCAGAATTGTATCAGGATGCGTTGAAGAAAAATGCACTACAAACGGATTGGATTATTACAAGTAAAAAGCCCATTCTATTTTTCTCCTCCGATCCTGCTCAAGATGCCAAAGAATTAGCATCTGAATTTAGATTTGAACTCAAACAACCCCATTTATCGGATACAAAAAAGGGACGAATTACTACAAAAACCTATTCCTCTAAAGGCGTGGATCTGATTCCTTCTATCACTGTTATTTCGCAGGGAAAACGTTTACTTGTGATGATTATTCATCAGACTGCATGTCATTCTTATTTTAATATTCCAATAGACGATGATAAAGTAATGAGAATTGCTTCTATGGATTCCCTCATTACATTATATTTTGGTTTAGGATTACTTAAGACTGCATATTTTGATATGGGCTCCATGGAATGTCTCGCCAATGAATTGGTTCAGATCAATAGCCGAGCCCGTCAAGAATCAGATCATTTTATTTTTCCTTTTATTTCCATTCGCTGCGCAGGTCACCAACATACCTTACCCTCTCTTATTCGTGAAAAAGTAAAACGAATTACTAGCAAGAAGAAACTGCTACAAAATCTTTTTAAGAATAATGCGGCACCTAAGACCCAAGGGGGCAACCATAAGACCCAAGGGGGCTTTACCTTAAAACATCATCGTAAATTGCGATTGATTTGATCCAGTGATTGCTTCAATGAAAACAGTGATTTATGGTCCTGCTGATATTCCTGATATTTCTGAGGGTCTTCTTGCTGTAATTCCGATAATGATTTTCCAGGCATAGGTGAATAACTTGTATCTGCAGGAGTAATTCCAGGCACTGCCCCATTGCTAGATGATCCACTTGTTTTCGTAGAAGTCGGCATATTATTTAATAATTCACCACTTTGTGCCTGATTTTGAATATCTTGTGATTTTTTAACAAGTACCTGATTTTGTGTCATAGCTTGTTTTAATTCTGAATTATTATTAAATTTATCAAATGATATACGTATTTTTTGTTGTTGTTCTGCCTGTTGCTGCTGTTGTTTAGCATCTTGCTCCTGATTGCATTGAATAATCTGTTGACACATGTCTGTATCAAATCCCTCTGTAAATGTAAACCCTTCAGATGTCTGCATTTGTCCGAGACTATGTTGTGATTTTTCTAATGCATCATTCATCCATTTTAATGCATTCATAAATGGTTTTGGATCATTTGGTATTTTCTTGGCTATCTTAGAAAAAGTTGTCTGATCAATCAAATCAGGCAATGGATCTGTAATATATGGAAAGGGGTTATGTTGTGTCTGTATTATTCCATCAATATATTGATTCATTTGATCTTGTGTATAGGCAGGAGCGGAACCTCCAGAAGGTACCTGCGTTGGGCTGGTTAATGCCGGTTGTGGAGGTGCATCTAAATTCATAGAAGTAACAATGGATTTCTGCCAATTAACCATAAATGGATTGTAAAATGCAATAAATGTTTGATAACTCTTTACAAATTCTGGATCTAGCTCTTGTGTTTGAAATCCTTCCTCTGTCCAACATACATAGAG